GACGCTAAGAATTATTGGAGAAAACATGGATAATACAACAGAAAAGAAAACCAACTATTGTAGGAGTAAGGCGGATGAATTCTTTGCAAATTTTCCTAGAGACAAGGTTATTTCGTATAAAGAATACTGGGAAAGTGTACGCCCACAGAATACCGATGATATCTTTAGGCGTTATTTATTTGCTTACTGCTCTGTTCATACTACTTGGAAAGGTAATTGCTCTGGTTATCAAGCCATTAAGAATTTTAATGAGTGGATTACTGATCAAGAGAGTTTAAGAAATAAATTAGCCAATTCTGGTGTTGGATTACATAATAATCGAACCAGATACATTTGGGATTTTTCTCAAAAGTTTTGGGCTAATCCAAAAGATTTTTTCTTTACTACTAAAAAGGGTCATGTAAAAAAGAGAGATTCTATTGTAAATAATATTCTTGGTCTTGGTATGGCAAAAGTTAGTTTTGCTCTAGAAATGATACATCCTAATGAGGCTAGAGTTTTATGTGGAGATGTTCATCAACTTCGACTTTACAATATGGAGCATTTAACTTATAATAAGAGTAGAGAGGGTGTGTCCAAATATAAGAAAATGGAAAATCATTGGAGTATTAATTGTGGTAAATTAAAAGTTCCATCATATATTGCTAGATCTATTTATTGGGATGCTTTACAAGAAAAAGAAGATAGTAGATACTGGAGTTATGTTTTGGAATGAAAATTTTTTATACCTATACTAATAACTTCAAAATATTACTAGATTATTATCTAGAATCAATACATGATACTTGTCTAGATCATTTTCCTATAAACTTTGATTATATCTATGATATAGAAAAAGAACAAAAAATACAAGGAAATGATATACAACCAGGAGGCGGTCATTATGGTTGTATAGCAAGAAAAAATCTCATTGATTATGCTCTCACTAAAACTCAGACTAATGAATATTTTATATTATCAGATATAGATATTATTTTCTATCAACCTATTGTTCCATATATAAAAGAATTAATAAAATCAATGAATGATACAGATATATTCTTTCAAAAAGAAATAGATATTTTGGATAAAAAATATAGAATGTCACAGGTTAATATAGGATTTATGATTATAAAGAATACTAAATCTGTAAAATATTTTTGGGATTCTATTTATGATCAAATTTTTAAAGATTACCTATGGGAACAACCAACAACAAATTTATTTCTACAAAATAATTATAAAACAGATATTGAAATATTTCATAAGCAAACAGAATCACTCCCATCTGTTTCAGTTTTGAGTGAAGATTTTTTTTGTATGAGTCAAATAAATTGTATATTTGATAATAACACACCATTACCGAAAAATATGATATTGCATCATGCTACATGTGTACTAAGTATAGAAGATAAATTAAAACAGTTTGATCAGATTAAATCTGCTATGAATCAAAGATATAATGTCAAACCTAAAAATATTTAATTTTGGACTTCCAAGAACAGGGACCACATCCTTTCATAATTTTATTCTATCAAACAATATTAGATCATTACATTCGAATAAAGATGAAATAGATAGAATATTTCCTATAGAATATTCTAACTACATAGAAGATAAACCATCTTTAATAGATAACTATATTGAATCATATTCTTGTTTTAATGACTGTCCATGGTATTCTTTATCAGAAAAAATTATTTCTAAGTATTATCAAAATAAAAACATATATTTTGTAGCCACAATTAGAGATCACAAAGATTGGATTATTAGTTTTACAAAAATACAAAAATGGCTTATGAAAAGTCCAAATAATATTTTATATCATACATATATATATGGAGATATTGTTAAAGATATAAGACTCAATCAAAATAAATTGATTGATTTTTATCATAAATTTTATATGCAATTAGATATACTACAAAATAAATATAATGTTAAAATTACTAGATTAGATTTATCTGATACTACAAAAATAGTACAAATAATTCAACAGATAATACCAATTTTTAATACAGAATACCCTCATGACAACAAATCTATCTGATAGATTATACTAATATAGTAATTAATTTAGAATTGTATACTGGTATGAAAATTAAAATGTTATCTTTAGTAGTTATATTCTTATTATTAATCTCATATAACTATCAAAAAAATAGCGCTATAGAAGTTATAGACGATCCTCCAAAAGTTATTGATGTAATTGTAAAACCATCATTACAACTCTATCCTGTTGTAAAATATAGAAATACTGGAACAGATATTTATTCTGATATTTTTAATCACTCAAAGCAAGATCCATATACTAAATCAAGTAGAAGAATTAATGCTCATGAAACTTCTCATGGTATAACTTCTGAATTAAGAAAATATTACGAAACTTTATGGAAAACTAAACTTAACGTATTTTATGTATTAAATAGCAAATGTATTATTTTGAATGAGTCTAAAAGCACAATGTCTCAAGTTATAGAATATATTCCACCAATACTACGATCCTATAGATACAATCTATATTTTGTAGAACAAATTAAAAATTGGGATGATATGCCATCTTATATTCTTGATGAGTGGAATTCATATATACTTGGCAGTATGGTAGCAGTAGAAGATTATGAAAACAATATGCCTCAAGATAGAGGAGATGCTGTTAGTGGATGTTTAGATTTTAGTATATATGCTGTTTGTTTTGCTATGTCCGTAAAACATAATGATCCTGAATACTATTCAGAATATAAGGAATTTAAAGAAGCAATAAAATATCTATTAATACTAGCAGAAAAAACCTTTAATAAAGGAATGACAATAGAACCCTTCGTAACTGCAACACAAATAAAACTACTAAATGATCTTAGAACCCATAAAGATGCTCAAGATATTAGACAATTCTTAATTGATGAGTTTGACGGGATTTTTGTGAAGTAAACAGAAAATTTCAAGTTTGAGAGTTGACAAGACCGATACAGTATGGTATAACAATAGTAATCAAGGTGGTCTTGATTGATTGAAAGTAACACTTAATTGGAGATAATAAAATGGCAGAAGTCACAATGTCTGAAAAGCAGACTAGGATTCGTTGCAACGATGATCTATTTTTGGAAGCAGTTTATTCAAGTAAAACCTATGCTGAAATAGCCAGCAAGACGGGCCAAAAGATTGCTACAACTATGGCACGATATGCTCGCACAAAAAAGGCGTTGCTTGAACGAGGTATTGAACTTCCAGAAATGGAACGAGCAAAACCACAACGTAATATTGACAATATTGATGTTATGGTACAAACTGCTCGCAGACTACAGGAGAGTCGTACTAATAACTGAATAATAAATCCAGTAACATTATTGTTGCTGGATAATGAGATTGTGGTGGAACTGGAATACACGGTAGACTCAAAATCTGCTGCCTAATAGGCGTGAGGGTTCGACTCCCTCCAATCTCATTCAGGTTAAAATAAAATAGACTAAATATGAATAAAAATTCTAATCCTATTGATAGTATTATTGATTTTGCTTGGTCAACAGGAGCAGATCAATTTTGGGTTAATAATGCTAAGGACGAACTAAAAAAACTTCGTTTAAAACTTGAAAAAGATCCTGTTGCATGGGCGAAAATAAATAGTCGGGGCGATCTATATGATCTGAGATTACAAAATAATCCTCATGCTGATCAAACAAAGATTATTCCATTATATCGTATGGACTAATATGAATACTTTATGTAACGCTAGGGTTCCTAATCATAATCCAAAATCTCCTATTAGTCATTTTATTCTAATGACAGTGCGAGAGTATAACGATTATGAGGGAGGTACTTATATAGACGAGGTTAGAAATGTTGCTGATTTTTTAGAGAACTCTCCTAAAGCAATAGATGATCCATTTTATAGAATTTATGGAGAAAAAAGAGAAGATAATCCTAGTCCATCGTTAGTTTTTATTGCAGAATTTTTTGACATCAAAAAGGCTAAAGATTTTTTGTATAATATTACTGGAGAATACCCAATAGTAATTTCATACTAATATGGAATATGTACTAGATATAGAATGGTTTGATGAGGGTGGTTATTGTCAGTTTTATCCTATACTTAATGAATCCAAAAAAGGATTCAAAGAGTTTAAAAATAGAGCAGATGCTAAACAGGCATTAATTATACAGCGATTATTGTCCGAATATGGATTGTCTCCAATCGTATATTCTGATATAATCAAATTACCCATCAATAATACAGACTTATATAGTTCGTATGGATTTGTAACAGAAATTGCTGAATACTTAACACCACATCCTATTAAAAAGTGGACACAAAAACATATTAGTCTATTGAGTTGTATTCAGGATTTGGTAGACAATATCAGAAAACATACCAAACTAAATTTTTGGGATTGTCATCAACAAAATGTGGGTTGGATAGAAAATAGATTAGTATGTATTGATACTGGAAAAGAAAGTTTCGATCCATCTAGTGATGCTTGGGGATTAGGTAAGCCCGGCCCACAATGTTACTATTGTAATAGTTATATCTGTCAATGCTCAGAGGAAAATTATGCCATATATTAATGAAAAAGCAAGATTGTATTTAGATGAAGGTATTCGTCATGTATGCGAATTATTGACCGAAAATCAACAACTATCTGATGAAGAATTTTTGTCTATTGTTGGGGAGATAAATTATACATTTACCAAAATACTAGCCTTAAGCATGGGTAAACCATCATACAGTAAAATATCTATGATTACTGGTGTATTAGAGAATATAAAGCAAGAGTTTTATCGTAGAGTAGCATCAAAATACGAAGATCAAAAAATTACTACCAATGGGGATATTATCGAATATAAAAAAGTGTAGGTGTTTATGTCAAAAGATTTTGATAAAATATCAGAACAGATCAATCAACTGCATAAATTAATAATATCTACGGATAAAAAATTAAGCAAACAAATATCAGATCTTGATGATACCTTACTCAAAATTAATGAAAATATAGCCTATACTCTTCAAAGAATACAAGAATTTCAGGATGGAATAGAATATAATACAGAAGATATTGATGATGAGGAAGAAGATGAAACATGGGATCCTTATGAGGATTATCAACCAGAGGATTATGAAAATTACGACGATCAGGAATAAAAACTGATGCTTGACAAGTGATTCGGCCGATGATATACTTGGGACATCACAGAAACTTTTGGAGGAAACGATGAAACTAGCAGACCGCACAGTTGAAATTCATAGTAGAGGAATCGAGAATAGCAATCAGTTTACGATTGCACAAACTAGCAAAATGTTTAAAATCCTTTCGGACTCTTTGTATTCCGATAAGGTTATGGCAGTAATTCGTGAACTAAGCACAAATGCTTATGATGCTCATATTGCTGCTAACAATAAGAATCCTTTTAAGGTAATTCTGCCAACAAGAGCCAATCCTTCGTTTACAGTGCGAGATTATGGTACTGGTCTTAGTCAGAAGGATATGGAGGAACTATATACAACATATGGTGCAAGCAACAAGAATGACAGTAATGATTTTGTTGGTTGTCTTGGACTAGGTTCTAAGAGTCCATTTGCTTATACTAAGAGTTTTAGTACCGTTTCTTATTTTAATGGAACCAAGTATTCGTATATTGCGGCTATGGACGAGGCCGGTGTTCCATCTCTTAATCTGTTCGATATTAGTCCAACAACAGAACCTAATGGGCTAGAAATCAATTTTGCTGTTAAGCAATATGATTTTGATGAGTTTAGCACCAAGTCTAAAAGAGTTTACCACTACTTTAAGATGAAGCCCATTATTGAGGGTGGTACTGATAGTAGTCTAAATGATCATTCGTACTCTCATACTAATATTGTTATCGAGGGTAAGGGTTGGAAGATTGGTCGAGTCTCTAATCATGGTCATCAATATCCTAGCAACTATAATAGTCCCGGTAGTGGTGTTGTTGCTATCATGGGTAATATTGCTTATCCAGTTGATACCACCAAGATTATTGGCGAAGAGAACGAAAAGAATGATAATGAATCTATTCAACGCTGGAACAGAGCATTTAAAAAGGTTGACGTTGACAACTGGAAGAGTTTAGTCAAGGAGATTCTGAATTCTGGTCTATATCTGGAAATCCAGTTTGGTATTGGTGAACTAGAGATGGACGTTAGTCGTGAAGGACTACAGTACACAAAAAATGTGATCAAGGTTCTTCGTGAACGAACCCTTGAGATTTATATGCAACTCAAGGAAGATATGACTAATAAACTTACAGAATGTAAGAGTCTTGTAGAAGCATATACCACTTACTATAATCTTAGTGATCTTGCTGGTGGATGGACTGCGGGAGCAGTATGGACTGATCCAACAGGAAAAGTCTATGAACTTAGTAGCAGCAAAGACCTTGAATACAAGTTTAAGAAGAGCAAGCAACTTTACGTTTTTAACTGGAGAAGTGCTGGTTATCGTTCTCGCAGGCTAGTTTATCTTACAGATAAGATTCATTGGGAAACCCTCTCATCAAGAGGCGCCTACTATTATGATTCTGTCAAAAAGAATGGCAAGATGGTTTTCTTCCGCTGCGATGTGAAAGGAATCGAAACAGCAAAGAAGATTGTTACAAAGTATTGCAATCAAAATGATTGCTATGCTTATCTGATGGTTGATAGCGATCATCCAGAAGATTCTACCGAAGGTTTTGATGATGTTATCAAGGATATTGGTGGAGAAAGCAATCTATTAAACGTTTCCGACTATCGTAATCTACTAAATGGCTCATCCCCTCGTACCAGTAGAGGATCGTCTGGAGCAATTAGTAAACAGGATGTATTCATTATACATGGGGTAGGGTCTGATAAAAAGTGCGAAACTCTTAGCGGTAATGGAATGAATGATTCTAATTACCTTAGAGAACTATCAGATGATCTTCTAGAATATTTAGAAGATGACTCTAATGAGATTGTTTATATTCCTATTCTAAGATATGGTTCTATCGAAAATTATCCTAGTATTCATCATGTTCATACTTTAGCAGGAAACAAGGATGTTATTATTGGAGAAAAACTATTCGATAATCAAAAGATTTTTGCTATCAAGTCCAGTGTTGTGCAAAAACTTAAAGACGAAGGATACAATCTTGTTGATTTTAACGAGTGGTTTGAGAAATGGGTAACAAAGATTGTTTCAAAGTTATCAGATAAAGTATCTTCGCATAGTAAGATTATAGAGTATTCAGCGAACCAATATAATATGGCTGATAGCACTTATGGTGGTGGTGGATATTACTACAATGGAAAACATAGTGATAGAAATATTATGTTTCACATTATTAATCTATTCGGTATAGATTACCGTAAGTATATCAACAATAAGGATCTTTGTGATACTATTGATCAGTGGTTCTTGATAGAGTTCTTTGCTTTTACTATTCATCATGGTCATCACTTAAAGAAGATCAAGAAAGAAGACTATTATGCTCATATAGCGATTATTCTGAATAACTATGGTATCAATGGTATTGATCCATCAGGTATTCGTGATGCTAATCAATCACTTGCCAATATTAAACGTACTATATTAACAATTTATAATAATGTTGAAGATAATGTGATTCTAAAATCATTAGAGAAGAATAATTCGGACAATACTATTGTTGATAGTTTGCCAAAAATGCCTCAGATCAGAAAAAATCTTAAAGACGCAGTTGACAAGAGTCCGATGTTCAAGTATATTGTTGGAAGTAGCCACGATGCCGACTTTGGAAAGATCAGCAGCGATAATCCTTTAAAGATTTTTGATACTGATGGTTATTATAGCAAACCAGCATGGTTTAGTAGCATGGGCAGCGAAAAGAATATTGAGTCGTTGAAAACAACACTAGGTAATTTGATTTAATTTCACAGGAGAATGGAGAAAATAACATGAGCGTTCCTTTTATGTGGGTTGATGGTAATCTTACGTTGATTTTAAACAACAAGGCTTATCAGGTTCTTCCAGATCATATCAACTACAAATTGATTCTGGAGTCCTTACCAACTGCTACTAGTGATGATCTAGTAGAGTTGATTGATATTGAAAAGGCTATCTCTACTTTTAGTGATGGTCAGGTTGAGGTAAAGAACGGAAAGGTTCTTTATCAAGGTGAAGAAGTTCATGGTAGTATTAGTAAGAGAATTCTAGAGTTTATGAGCAAGGGTCTACCGTTTCAGCCTCTTGTAAACTTTCTAAATAATCTTATGGATAATCCAAGTATGCAGAGTCAGAGGGAACTATATGATTTCTTGGAGCATGAACATCTTCCAATTACAGAAGATGGACATTTTCTAGCATACAAGGCTGTTCGTAACGATTACATGGATAAGTATCGTGGAACATTCGATAACCATGTTGGTAAAGTTTGTGAGATGAATCGAGCAAAGGTTGACGACAATCGTAGTCAGGGTTGTTCTCAGGGACTTCATGCTGGTGCGTTAAACTATGTGGCTAACTATGGTAGCATTGATTCTGGTGACAGAATTGTGATTGTTAAGATCAATCCTAAAGATGTTGTGAGTGTTCCGTCTGATTGTAATTGTGAGAAACTTCGCACCTGTCGCTATGAAGTAGTTGGTGAGTATCAGGGCGAACTATTAAAGCCTCTTTATAAGAGTAACTTTAATGAAGATTCTTACGAGGATGATGACGAGGATCTTTATGATGAGTATGATAATGATTACTGGGATCAGTTTGAGGACGATGACGACGAAGAAGATGAAGAGTATGATCCCGATCAGGATTATGCTTGATATTTGAAGAGTGAGCAAAAGTAATTTGGGCTATGGAGGTTCGATCCCTCCAACACTCTTTTATTAATAACGATAAATATACATAAGAGCATTATACGATGCACCAAGAAGATGAAGAATACGATGATGATGATAACAATAGTCAGGATAAATATAAGAACTATTTTAAATTTGATCCTGATGCTTGGGATGCTTGGGGCAAAGCATTATACGATACTCTGAACAATATGAGTAATAATTTTACTAATACATGGTATGTTTATGGTTTTCCTCCAAAGTCGTTTCCTGTGAATAGTTTGACCTCCAATACTGGTAAGGACAAAAACCCTGTCCAGTATTTGGGGGTTAACTATCAGAATCAACCAATATGGAAGAAAAAATATTTTGTAAATGATCCGCTATCTACTGAATATGTAAACCATATCAAAAGTCATGCGGTTCATTTTTTACAACAACCACATTATTATAAGGGAATGTTTGATATCTTAAATTAAGGAAACACTTATGTCTAAACCAAATTATATTATCGATGATCTAGATCAATTTACCGATTCAACCAGAAGATTAGTTTATAATGGATTTGGTAAAGGATCTGTAGAAGATCCAGATGAATTTACAGAACTAGTTACAAAAATCAATCCAGAAGAAGAAAAAGAACTCAATAAGATATTATCTCACGATGAGGCTTTAGTTATTGTGAAAAGTATGGCAAAAGAGCAGCATCACAAATATGAAAATAGATCAAGATATTTGATTGATGAAAAAATATTTACAGAAATCATAGAAGCATTAAATGCTAGGTTGGTTAGTAACATATTGACAAGTTTGGCTAACAAGGGTATGATAGAGTCTGCCTACGATAGCGATATAAATGATTTTGTGTTTTGGGTAAAAGACGATGAAAATACAGAAACCGATTAATATTAATTGTCAACTAGAATATTCTTGTCCAAACAATAACTGTTATTATACTCACTGGTTAACACTACAAGAATCTCAAACAAAAAATTTCAAAATAGTTTGTACTTGTGGAACAGTATTCAAACCAAAACAGATATCAAAAATAGATATTGCATACGAAAAAACACAGCAGATATCCCAACCTCAGTCTGCACCAGAACCGCAACTAAATAAGAGTCTATTAAACGAGGCTAGTTGTATATTACAACAATATGGTTTTACCAGACTAGAATCTGATTCATTATTGTTAGATATCATCAAAAATAATCAAAATATAACAAACACACTAGAACTAGTTAAACTTGCTTTACAATCATTGGAGATAAAAAATGTCTAAAGGAATTCGACCAACTAGATTTGATGAGATTATTGGTCAAAATGATGTTATTCAAAGACTCAAGGTGTCTGTGACCGGCTGTTTAAACTCAAACACCGTGATGTCACACACTTTAATAGACGGCCCTCCCGGCCTTGGTAAGACCACCATAGCGAGTGCTATAGCGAACGAACTCAATGTTAATCTATATACCACCAATGCGGCCAATATTCGTAGCGTAAAAAGCATTATGCCCTATCTTATGGGTATGGCACCAAGATCAGTATTATTTATTGATGAAATCCATAGACTACCAAAGTTAGTAGAAGAATTTTTATATCCTGTTATGGAAGATTTTGCTCTTTCTGTAACTATCGAAAATAAACCAGAAACTATTGATCTTCCAGCATTTACCATGATTGGTGCAACAACTAGTGGTGGTAGTTTAAGTCAGCCATTTTATGATCGATTCATTATTAAAGAACACCTTAGTTTTTATTCTGCTAATGATTTAGCTAAACTAGCAAGATCGAATGCTGATAAGCTAAATATTACTATATCAGATAATGACCTTGTAGAAATTGCTAAACGTAGCAAGGGTACTCCTCGTATTTTGAATGGTAGACTACAATGGTATAAAAATTATAAGATCTGTCATCCAGATCAAGAATTATCTGTTGATGAAATCTTCAAAATTCAAGGCATCGATAATATGGGATTAGATGTCTATGATAGAATGTATCTAGATATGCTACAAAAACAACATGGTAATCCTGTTGGACTAAAGAGTATCTCTTCTCTGACAGGCATAGCAATAGAAACTATTGAAAATAGTATCGAACCATATCTTATACGAATGGGATATGCTGTTAGAACTCAAAAGGGTAGGATCATAGGCAAAATTTGATCATAAATCCTCCTTAGTGTGTAATATTTTATGCACAAAAGGAGGTGTTTATGATACGCTTATTGCTTATTTGGATTTTACTCTTTGGTCATTCTTCTCATGGAGGATTAATAGATCCATCTAATAAGGATCATCAGTATATAAAATATGCTAGTGATTTTGTTTATGTTGGAAAAATAATATGTTTAGACAAAGAGACTAACAAAATAAAATATTTTGGATCATGCGTCGGCATAGGAGATAAATATATACTTACTGCTGCTCATGTGTTTATGGATAACAATGATTTGTTCGTTGTGGAAATAAATGATAGAAAAATAGAAGTAGGTAAAATTATTATTCATCCAGAATTTGATCCTAATATTAAAGGACATAATGATATCGCTATAGTCAAACTGCAATCAAATATAGGACTAGATTGGTATCCATCTCTATATAAAAAAACAGACGAAATAAATAAGTTATGTAGTCTGGCGGGTTTTGGGACCACTGGAAATTTTCTTAGTGGACCCATAATTCAAGATGGTAAAAAAAGAGCAGGATCAAATATTATAGATAAAGTCTATAGTGGAACTTTAGTTTGTAGTCCATCTCTTAAAAATGGAACTACTCAATTAGAATATATTATATATCATGGAGATAGTGGTGGAGGATTATTTATAGATAATGAATTAGCTGGTATTCATTCTTTTATTAGTAGAAATGATAAGAAAAAACATGAATACGAAACAGAAACATTTCATACAAGAATTAGTAATCACACAGACTGGATAGAATCTAATATATCGGATTAATATTGATACAACGCTTTTTTCAATAAAAGTTTATTCTCATGAATACCTTTGCTATCGTAATAGGTGCCAAATAATTGTGTAGTATTTTCACTAATATTAGATAGTTTATATGTTGATGTTATGGAACCAGTACAAGAAAAAAAGTATAACACATCATCATTAATAGACCAATGATGCTCATTACTATGTCCATAGTAACAATAATTATTAGAACTTATACATCCATCTTCATATAATTTAATATGTCCATAAGATCTATCTTTTCTATCAGTAACAAGACTACTAAAACTAGGATTTCCAAATAACCATATACTATCTTTAAAAGAAGAATATTTTTCAGGACAGTTACCATAATTAGTAAAAATATATTTCCACGCCCTCTCAAAGAAAAATCCCTCATTAGGATTTTTACCTCTAGATAACATATCTAGTCCTCTTATATAGAAATGTATATCGTGTTTGAGTATCGCTTCTCTAGATACTCTAAATATACCATTTAAACATGCTCCAGTTGATATAATCTTATTTATATTACTATTAGTATTATATAATTCATTAAAATTATTTAGCCATTCTATTTTTCTTTTTCTAACAAATAAATCATAGTCAGTGGGTCTAATACATATAAAGTCATACAAATGAGAATTCAAAAAATCATTTACATGATTAGTACCTCTATTATTTGACGGATTTAATTTGTTAAAATGATCTAATGGACTATACTGGCTAAACAATAATTCTTCTGGTAGATTTTCATAATGATTAACTATATAATATAAATAAGTATGACCCTCTCTTCCAATATTTGGTAACTTATTTTCTCCATCAAATTTATTAAAAACAATTATGTTGTCATATCGATCTTTTAATATATTATACCATGAGTTATCATTTTCTTGATAACGAGATAATATTGCTACTTTAGTCATAGGATAATTTATGTATGATTTTTTAATTGTTGGTTGTGGTATATATGGTTCTGTGTTCGCTCACGAATGCTTAAAAAGAAATAAAAAAGTACTAATTATAGATAAGAGAAATCATATTGGTGGAAATTGTTATACTAAAAATATAAATGATATTAATGTGCATATTTATGGGCCACACATATTTCATACTAATAGTAAAAAAATATGGGAGTATGTCAATCAGTTTGTGGAGTTCAATCACTTTGTTAATAGACCAAAAGTTTATTATAATAACAAATTATTTTCGTTTCCTATTAATTTATTTACACTCTATCAATTGTGGGATGTTAGAAATCCACAACAAGCTAAAAATATTTTGGATTCAAAAAAAATACCAATTAATAATCCATCTAATTTAGAGGAATGGATTTTGTCCCAAGTTGGACAAGAAATATATGAAATATTTATTAAAGGATATACTACCAAACAATGGAAATTAGATCCTAAAGAATTACCATCAGATATTATTAAACGCCTACCAATTAGACTAACTTTTGATGATAACTATTTCAATGACAAGTATCAAGGTATTCCGATTGGTGGGTATACAACTATGTTTGAAAAGATGTTGGATGGTGTCGATATATCTCTGGAGACAGACTATTTTAAAAATAGAGATTACTGGGATCAACAGTCTAAATATGTTGTTTTCACAGGAAAGATAGATGAATTTTATGAATATAAATATGGATTATTAAATTATAGATCTTTAAGATTTGAACATGAAAAATTAGATATAGAAGATTTTCAAGGTAATGCTATAATAAATTATACAGATATATCTATTGACTATACTAGAATAGTCGAGCATAAACATTTTGAATTTGGTAAACAAAAAAATACTATAATTACAAAGGAATATCCTGATATCTGGGATAGTACAAAAATCCCATTCTATCCTATTAATACAGAAGAAAATAATAATATTTTTTTACGTTATGATCAATTAGCAAAGAGTGAATCAAAATATATTTTTGGAGGAAGACTGGCGGAATATAGATACTATGATATGCATCAGGTAATAGGATCTTGTTTATCTCAAATAGATAAAATATTTACATAAACATTTTTGGTTTTAAATAATGAAAATTATCTAATCTTTTAGATCCCTCATAGTGATATCCATATAATGGCCAAGAATGATTGTTAAGATCGAATATAGACGTAACAGATCCCATAAGATCGTATAGTCTTAGTCTGTTATCTTCATCAATACTCCAATACGCTTCTTGAGGACTGGCATACAATGAGGTACTAAGATAATTTGACATAATCAAACCAGAGTTATGTAAAAAAAGATGTCCATAACAATTATCTTTCCATTTTCTATCAGAGATAACATTACCATTTAAATTACTACTAATAATATTTGATTTTCTGGTCCAGTTATAGTCAACACCATAATCTGTACCAAATAAAAAATAATTATCTATAAAATAGTGGTATCGATTATTATTACATCCATAATTTGTAAATATATATTTCCATATTCTTTCGAAAAAATATCCCTCATCAGGATCAATATCATTACTTAGATAATTCAAACATTTTTGATAAAATTCTTTTGGTCTTGATAATATCGCTTTTCTACTAACTCTAAAAACACCATTTAAATTAGCTCCACAACATATAAGTTTATTAACTTGCGGTTCTTCAAAAGACCCAAAAATATATTTACAATGTTTAATCCAATCAATATTTTTATCTCTTACAATAAGATCATAGTCTGTTGGTCTTATGCCTATAAAATTATATAAAAATCCACTTAAAAAATATTTTATATTCCTGTGAAAGTTTTTAGAATTATGTATTGTGTTTTCTTTAAAATGATCGGATGGATCATATTGACTAAATAATATTTCATATGGAAGATTATGATAATTTTGTACTATATATGTTAAATATGTATGACCTTCTCTGCCAACATTTTCTAATAAATTTTCTCCACTATATTTATTATATACTATAATTTCATATTTAAATTGTTTTAATATACTACGCCATAATTCATTATTTTCTTTATAGCGAGATAAAACAGCAACTCTTCTATTATTTCCATTTACCATATAGGTATCCGCTTTGTTCTTCTATGTTGTCACAGTATTCGGATATTTGTTCTTTCCACCATTTTTTGGGTTTAACAGTAGGATGAAGGGAGGATCCAAGTACAATCTTAATACTCTGATGATAATCTATTTGAAAAATAAAACCAGAAGATATTCTTTTCATTTCTCTGAGTGCTTGATGAATACATGATGGAAGTAAGTGTTCTAAAAAATCAAATGCTGTTACTAAATCATATTGTTTATCTTTTATAGTATCTAATCCTACACATATATCTCCATAAAGATCAAAAAAATTTCCAGCAAAATCTACTCCAATACAATCACAATATTCTCCGATAGTTTCTTTACAAAATAAATTTGGTCCACATCCAATATCTATTATATTTTTTACATCTAAAGATTTGATTATATCAATAGCTTTTTTACCATGATTACCGGATAAATATGATTTCCATTTTAATTTATCGTATATATACATATATTTTTTTTGTTCATTATCATAACATCCTATACTTTTGCATATATTTTTTTTAATTTGAGATCTAAAATATGATGCCTCCCAATCGTCGTTATGAAATTTTTTAGCTAATTCTGATGTAAATCCTAGTAATAATATATCATCGTGTGGTTCTTTAATTCTTTTTATGTATTCATATGCTATTATACCACTACTCATATTTTTGCCTTTAGGATATCCTATGGTCTTACGAATACCATCGGATACTGGCTCTAATTTATCTAATTTAGTTGGATCAAAATTAAAACTATCTATTGCTTTTTTTAAGATAATTTGATGATCAGAAACTTTCATATGATCTGGATGACTGTGAAAAATAATCTTTTCAAACTTATCTTCATGTTCTTTAACAATATCTATACCCGCATATGGTATATGATTAGTTTCTGGCTTATTTGGTCTTTGTCGTCCAATATAATATTTTCTAGGATGATTTCGTAATTTTTCGAAAGTTAAGAAAGGCCACATATAATTAAAAAAAATTAATATATCATTTTTAGAATCAAGTTCTAATTTTTTTAGCATATCGCTATTTAATTTTTTATTATTTGCTACTAAAATATATCTCATTTAGCACCACATGTTCTTCTGAATATATCGTTGTCTAATAATTGTACATAATAGATTTCGTATGCTATAGTATCTTCTAATGCTATGAACTGATGATAATGATTTGGTGGAATAATACACGACTCTTTTGAATCTAAAATAGTTTCATCTACTAGATCATAGTCATTCTGCCAATGTTTTAGTAGTAATTTACCTTGTTCAATATAAAACATATTATATTTATGGTGATGACAATGTTGAGAGCATGATGATCCTTTATTTATAACTATCCTGTGTATAGAAACATTGTTGAAATTAAAAATTTCTTCTGTTTCGCCCCAAATTTTACCATTTTTCATACAGGTATCTCTCCTATCACTATAGTAATCGGTGCGTTATGAATACAAATTTGCTTCTATTATTTTGTATCTTTTCGTCTTATTTTACTATATTTTTTATTGGCTTTTTATTAGGTAAAAACAATACCCAGGTTATTTCTAAAGAATTATTTCTTGAAAAGAGTCAAAGAAAAAGTAAAGATTATGAAAAAGTTGTAGAAAAAATGCAAAAAATAACTATTGATGATAGTAAGTTTGTTTCTAATATAGATATATCAGATATGGAAAAAAAATACGATAATATTGCTCCTAGTGTAGAAATTAATGATAATATTGATGCATCAGTTAATAAACTATCCTCACTAATCAAAGGAAAATAAAATGGCTAAAGGTCTTGATGTTGGTACATCATTTATAGTTCTATCAAAAAAAGTTGCTCATGATTCTATAGCATATAAAGATTTTAGAGATGCTTTTTATATTATAGAACCAGCTAATGTTATAGCAAATAAAATGATAGAAAAAGGATTATCTGGTAAAATATTTGTTAAAGATAAAGATGGTTCTTTTATCGTCCTTGGTCAAGATGCTATAGATAAAGCACTAGAAAAGAATGAGAGTGCAAAAAGACCAATGTATAGGGGAATAGTATCTCCAAAAGAAAAAGATTCCAAAAGAGTATTGTCATTTATCCTCAAAGAAGTAGTTGGTAAACCAGATGGCGATAATGAAAAAATAGTTTTTTGTGTACCATCACAACCAATAGACCAAGAGGATGATGATTTTGATGTTAGTTATCACGAAGATGTTATTAAAACAGTTCTAAAAGAATGTGGTTATAATCCTAGATCAATTAATGAAGCACAAGCACTTTGTTATGCAGAATTAGAGGATGATAATTATACTGGTATTGGTTTATCTTGGGGTGCTGGTATGGTTAATGTTTGTATAATGCTTAATGGAGAACCAGTGCTAACATTCTCCACAACTAAATCCGGTGACTGGATTGATCATATGTCCGCTATTGCAGTCAACGAAACAGATGGTGTTGTTCAAACAGAAAAAGAAAATGGAGATTTTACTGTTGGACAAAATAATGATAATTCAATTTTAGCAGCAGTATCTTCGTATTATGAGAGACTAATAGATTATACAACCAAACAACTTACTGTTGCATTAAAAGAAAGTAGAAGTTTACCAAAGTTCAAAACACCACTAACAATAGTCATCGCCGGTGGAACATCTCAAGCAAAGGGGTTCAAAGAAGTATTTGCTAAGAAATTGATAGAGAATGGTTTTCCATTGAGTATTAAGCAAGTAAAACAATCAGATGATCCTTTACATGCTGTATCAAAAGGTTGTTTAATTGCTGCCCTAGTACTTTAAATTACCCCATGCATAATATATCTCCAGATCAAAACGGTCTGTCAAGAAAAAAATTTCTTAACTTGACCTTGACCACTTTTGTTTATCTCATACAATATAAGAAACAGTACCCATAGGAGAAAACATGTCGGATTTTGCACCTGATAATGATAAGAAAAATTTAAGACGTAAAAATTTACAAAATAAACAAAAAGATCGTAGAAATAATGATGAATACTACGAAGCCCATAAATTTTATTCAAAAGAATATAAACAGAAAAAGAATAAAATGAGAGAAGAAGAATTATGGGATGATTGGGAATCAGATAATGCATAAGTCGGCATATAATAATGCTCAATTATTCTACAATAAATATTGTAAATCTGATACCACAAAAAGAGTATTGGACGTTGGGTCATGGGACGGTGGTAACGGATCATTAAAGAATATATTTGTTGGACATAATTATATAGGACTAGATGTTCAAGCCGGACCAAATGTTGACGTTGTTGGAACATCTCATAATATACCTTTTGATAATAGCACATTCGATATAATTGTATCATCATCCTGTTTTGAACATGATGAATTTTTTTGGATAACATTTCTGGAGATGTGTAGGGTTTTAAAAACATCAGGATATATTTATATATGCGCTCCTAGTTCAGGACCATATCATCCTACCAAATGTCCGAGTGATAGTTGGAGATTTTATCCAGATAGTTGGAGATCGTTATCAAGATGGGCTATAAAAAACGAATATAAAATTAATCTTGTAGAGAGTTATATAGATAAAAATCATTATCCACCAGATGATAACTGGCAAGATAGCATAGGAATTTTTCATAAATATGAATAATAGTTTATATAACATGAGACCAAATTATGATGGTCTATTAGATCTAGTAAAATACATAGAGTCATACTACGATATAAATAATTTTAGTATGATAGAGATAGGATCTTATTCTGGTCAATCAACAACATTTTTTGCTAAATATTTTCATAGCGTAATATCTATAGATCCTTTTTTAAATAACTATGATCCAACAGATCCTACTTGTAATTTTGCTCCTTTAGATTATGTTTACGAAAAATTCAAAGAAAACACTAAATCATACAATAATATATTTCACGTCAGAGACACATCTGATTCTGCTATATCCTATATAGACAAGCACTTATCTAATCATCCAACTTTACTTATGATTTATATAGATGGTCTACATACTTATGATCAGGTTACTAAAGATATTCTAAACTATAAACCATTACTAAATAATAGTTATTTTTTATGTGGTCATGATTATGATTATGCTCATCAAGATACTGTTATGAAAGCAGTAAACGAATATAAAAAACCAGACATGATATTTTCTGATTCTAGTTGGCTAATTAAAACATGAAACTACTTAATATAATTACTCCTTGTAGTAGACCAGAAAATCTAAAAACCATAGAAGCTTCTATTAATATCCCTAATAAATATTATAGATGGATTGTTGTTTTTGATAAACCAAATATACCTACGGAATACTATATTCCAAAAACTTGCGAAACATATACATATCAACAAATGGGGAGCGTAGTAGGTCATGCTCAAAGAAATTTTGCTTTGAATATGATTAGTTGTGGTCATATTTACTTCAATGACGATGATACTATCATACATGAAAATTTATGGGATAATATTTCCTCCATACTAGAAAGTTATGATTTTATATCTTTTGACCAAAACAATAAAGATGGATCAAAAAGATTACATGGTTCAAATATAAAAGTGAATCATATTGATAGTCATAATTTTATAGTCAAACACACATTATGCGAAAATATACGTTTTCATATAGACAGATATAATGGAGATGGTTATTTTGCTACTGACTGTTATAAATTAGCTAAAAATCCTATATATATACCTAAAATATTGTCAACATATAATGTTTTACGATGAATTTTTAAAATCAGAAGCGTTTGATACTGTTTTTGAAAATCATACATTAAACAATAATAAAATTATTTGGATATACTGGGATTCAGGATGGAATAATGCTCCTATAGTTTCTCAATTATGTTTAAAGAGTTGGAGCAATCATAATCCGGACTATTTAATAGTTGCATTAGATAATACTACATTAAAAAAATATATTGACTTAACACATCTTAATTTACAATATTTATCGTTTATAGATATAGTATCACTAAGTGATATTATAAGAATTTATTTACTATATAAATATGGAGGGACTTGGGTTGACAGCACAACTCTTTGTTTAAAAAGTATAGATACACTACTACAACAATATAAAGAATATGGTTTTTTTGCATACGATGCACACGCTCACTATGTTAAGATAGACTCTTGGTTTATTCACGCAGAACTTAATAATTTAGTAATTCAAAAATGGATGAAAAAAATTATCGATTATTGGAAATATAGACGAGTTAAAGATCAATACTTTTGGTTGCATAATTTATTTTCTGAATTGTTACAAGAATCTCAAGAAATAAAAATGTTATGGAATAGCATACCTAAAAAAATAGCTCTAGAAAAAAATTGGGATGGTCCTCATGCATTTGTTCCATATCAAGAAAGACTCAATGGAAAATTAAACAGAGAATATAAAAACTATATCGATAGTGGATATAACAATAATTATTGCTTAAAACTTAGTAGGCATTGGAATACAGACTGGTTTTTAAATCAAAACGATACTGTTATTAACTATATTTTTAGAAAAGAAAATCTTATATGAAATACTTAGAAGAACTGAATAATGGTGATAAATTTACTCATAACAGCCGCTGTTTTGTATTAACTTGTGATTATAAAAAATCAAACAATGGAATACAAAAACTATGTATTAATTTGCATGATGGTAATATTTTATGGCTAAGTGCTGATACAATTATAGATCAAATTTTTATATTTTATCAAGACCAGGAAAACCTACTAATAGAAATTAAAAATGAAAAAAATACTTAATTTTATCAAAGCTTTATATTTTCATATAGGTGCTGGAATGCCAAAAGCATCAAAAGAATTAATCCACACCAGATATAAAATATGTATCGATTGTGATAGCTTCCACAAAAACCAATGTTTACAATGTGGGTGTAATGTTAATAATAAGAGTATATTTATGAATAAACTAGCTTGGGCCGATCAAAAATGTCCTTTAAATAAATGGTCATGATTAATTTATTAGAAACTGATGATATAGATGCTTTTTATTTGTGTTATAAAAAATAATAGAGATTAAAATAATATGTCTAAATGGACTATAATTTATTGCAGAAGACATGATGGGTACAGCCCCCACTTAAATGCAATAAAAATATCTAATCCAGAACATCAACTCATAGTAGTAGATACTGCAAATAATTATCCTCCACATAAAGGATGGATGGAATGTGATTTAATTCTTAGATCTAACATTAAAGAAAATTTATCTAAAATACAACATAACAATGTAGCATTATTAGAATGGGATGTATTATTACTAGATAATTTACCAGATATGGATATAAATCATTTATATGCTGATAGTGTTTATTATAGTGGCGGTCCTTGGATACCCGCTGCTAAAAGACATTTTAAAAATACGGAATACGAACAATTTATAGTTTGCGCTTCAAGATTTTGTTTTTATATGATGCCAAAATTAGCTTTAGAAATCTGGACAAATCCAGAAAATGATATATGGTTCGAAAAAAGTATGTCATGTGAAGTAAGACTACCAACAATTTGTAGAAAACATGGCATAGAATCAACCACTTTTAAAAAACCATATCCCATAAGAGGAAGAGATGATATGCCATCTATATGTGGTAAAAATATATATCATCCAATTTTAGAACAGCTATCTGATGAATTTTTAGAAGCACATTTTTTTTCTGATCCGTTTGATAACGTTTTTGATATTAATTATTAACTATGATACAACAGTATACTATATATGGTGAGAGACATAGTGGTACTAATTTTTTGCAAAACTTTATTGATCAAAGCTTTAGGTTATCATTTACATCTCAATACGGACACAAACATTTTTTTACTCCTTTTCATTTAGAGTCATCTAATAATCTAGATAATACTGGTTTTTTTTGTATAGTTAGAAATCCTTATGACTGGCTCGTTGCCATGTATAAAAGACCTCATCATTGTGCTTTTAGTTACAACTCATTTATAGGGTTTGTTACTCAACAATGGTGGTCTCGCGAAGAATTTCTAGGCCCAGAAATATATGAGGATAGAAATTGGAATTCTGGAGAAAGATATAAAAATATTTTTGAACTAAGAACTAATAAACTAAAATATATAAATGAATTAACAATGTATAACAAATATATTATACAGTTTGAAAATTTTTTAAATCTCAAAACAACATTTTACATTAAACAAAATATAGCTGCACATTTTAGAATACCATCTTATGAACATAAAATTATTTTTAAACCACAAAAAAATCATTTTCTATCAATAAATAAGGATGCCTTTTCTTATATCAATGATAATATTGATTGGACAATAGAACAAAATTTTGGTTACTATCCATTCAATACATTTGATGAATTTTATGAAGCATACACCCATTGACCTATTGATTGGATGTGCTACAATAGTCATAGGAGCAAACTATGGCTATACCAGTATATAAAAAATACCACTATTCTAAACCTAATAATATCGCTTATATAAAGGGAGATATTATTGATGTTATAGTAGCTAAGATTAATACAAAATCTGGATCTTCGCAAAATTTATTGATACCAGAATGTTTTAGTCTAGAACCTAAAGACGATACAAGATTATCTTCTAGAATACAACAAATATTTCCACAGATAAAAATAAATCTAGATATGTATAGATCATCTGGTTCAAAAAACTATGGAACAGTACAATTTTTAGAAGTATTTAATATTCACAATAAAAATTTTGGTAAAGTTATTTTTGCTAACATGATATGCAAAAAAAATCATAAATATTCTAGGTCATTAGACTATATTGCATTAGCTAAAACAATGGAAACAATATCATCATATATTGTGTCTCATAATAAAAATAATGAGGAAACTGTCGATATAGTAGGATCAAAGTTTGGTGTTGGTAAATCTGGTGGAGAATGGTCTTTTATCGAAAAAATGATAGAGGATGCTTGGAGTGATCTTAGCGTACAGATATATTATGGACAAAGTTAATACTAATATAGCACAAGTTATTAGACATCTTAATTGGCTCAGATTACGATATCATCATATTTATAAAGATGGTATATCTGCAAATCTGATGACAAAAATAATATTGTACCTACAGAATAAATCGAATGAATCATCAATTATAGATAAAATTTGTCATAAGCTTTATTATGGGTTTGAAATTAAAAAAGACACATCTTCTTTATTTGATATTGGATATACCGATGAAGAAAGAGATGCCATAAGGAAACATGTATTATCTGTCATCAAAGAGTATAATACATTAGCATGATGTTGTGTTCATATTTTGATAAGGTATATTGTATATCTATTGATGGAGAAAAAACTAGACAGCAACACATACGCAACTTATTTGATGCATCAGAACTAAAGAATTGTTTACAGATATTTAATGCTGTTAATGGGAAAAAAATAGATATTAGAATTATTAGTAATCAGATCATAACACAATCCGCTAGAAATGATATAGAAAGTCTTAAACAACAACACTATGGAATATCGTTAACATACGGTTCTTTAGGATGCGCATTATCACACTATCTAATATATAAAGAGTGTGCAAAGTCCACTAAGCCATTTTTAATCTTTGAAGATGATATATCTATAGATAAAACACAATTTGATACACAATTAGACGATATAATTAAAAACACAATAAAACTTAGATTAGTATATGACATATTATATCTTGGTTTACATAAACTACAATGTTTAAAAAAACACCATGTATTGTCGGAATTTTTATGCAAGCCATCGGGTTGTATGTATGGTACTTTTGGTATGATAGTCACGCCATATGGAGCAAAAAAAATATTAGATATTGTATTTCCACTAACATATCAGATAGATGGATCCATAGCTAGAAATAGTTCAAAACTAAATATTTTAGCTACTATTGACGATATTGTTGATCATAGTCACAATTTTGGTTCACTAACACAGAGGGAAGCAAGTTGCATAAACTTGAATAAATAACATGGATTCTATTAATTTTACGTTAATTTTTTTAGTAGTTGTAGTATACCAATTATATAAGAGCTTAGCATGACAAAAAATAGATTATTAAATCAAAGAGTATATTTAGCTGGACCTATGGATAGATGTCCTAATAATGGACAAACATGGAGAGCACAACTAACACCTATTTTACAGGATCTAGGAGTTAATGTTTTGAATCCTATCTCAAAACCTATAAATATAGCTAAAGAAGATGAAGATACTAGAAAGTATAAACAAAAACTTAAAGATCTAAGAAATTATGATGCTCTAACTGGCGTAATGAAAGAAATCAGAAATGTGGATTTAAGAATGGTAGATATAAGTGACTTTCTAATAGTCAATCTAGATTTAGACATTTATCCTTGTGGTACAATGGAAGAAATTTTTCTAGCAAACAGACAAAAAAAACCTATTATTATAAGGATACATCAGGGTAAACATCATACTCCAGATTGGTTATTTGGTACTATTCCTCATCAAATGATTTTTTCCGAATGGTATGAGGTTATTGATTATCTAAAACACATAGATTCTAGCGATAGTTTTGACTCCTACAATAGATGGTATTTTTTCCAAATATGATTCCAGATAAATATATAAAATTTCCGTTTGATTTATGTTTGAATAATTTTGACTTCAACAAAGATGTCAAAAACAGCATAGAGTTACCTATAGCCTTATGTACCGTACAAAATGATACCATAAGTATAGATCCGTTTAATGTGACCTATACAATCGAATGCAAAAATAGTGTATTCACAGAACAAAATAATTTGATTATTATTTGTACCAAAGACCTTGGTAATTTATTGGATTTTACTTTACATAAATTAATCAGCAACAATATTACTGAATTAGCAGATATATTAATTGTTGATGATAGATCTATCGACAATAGTATATACAATATATGTACCAAACATAATATTTCTTATCTAAGAATAGACAATAATAAAAACATTTTCAACTATTCGAATTTAAATAATTTTGCTGTCATATATGCTATAAAACATAATAAACACAATGTTATTTTTTGGAATAATGATTTGTGGCCATCTAATGATAAAACTTTTAGTAATTTATTAGATAAACATAATATATACCAATCAAATTTATCAGGAACCAGATTGGTTTATCCCGATAAGGACGAATATGATCAAGCGTGTGGTAAATATGATCATGTAATGGGTTCAAAAATACAGGAATATTTTGGAACAATTCAACACGGAGGAATAGTATTTTTACCACAATTATCAATGATTGAACCAAATTCTAAATGTTGGAAACCATATCATAATTATCGTTATGATAGTAAAGATACTACTTTCGCTACTTATGATAGTCCTATTTATGGAGTAACTGGAGCGTTACATATAACAAGCGTAAATGATTTTATCGATGTCGGTGGATTAAATCCTAGTATGAGTCATACCATGCAAGATATCGATTTGTGTTTAAGATATATTGATGCAAACAAAAAAATTATGTATTTGGGTAGTGAATACATGTTTCATGCTGAAACCATAACGGGGTCGTATCATAAAACAATATCTAATATATATAATTTATCTGATAATATCTTATATGAATATTTGTGGATGAGAAAAAATAAAAAATTACTGGGTTTAAGTTTTATTCCAGATGAGAATTAATCAGTACGATACTAATAAATTACCATTGGCTAAAATCCTATGCGATAACCTTGGAATTGATTATGAGGTTATACCATATATACATAAATCTAATCAGACAAATTTACTTGATCATTTTTTCAATTCGTCATTTGAGTATAGTTACAAGCAATTTGTAAAAAATATACTAAAACCATTAATAACTAATCGTAGAATTTATTACAACACAATACCTAAAATTTACTTGAATTTACCAAATAATACAGTAAATAATATCTATTCTACAGATTACATACATGAGGATCAATTATCTGTTGTCTTACCAATAACTAGAATGTATGACACTAACACTTTTTGGATCAATGACGAAATCCCAAAACCCTATAATATAGATTATGGAGAATTTGTGATTATTGATCAAACATACAAAGACTTGATATTCCCGCTCAATAAGACAAAAATCACATCTGTATACATATCCTTCAATATTAGTACAAATCAGTGCGTAGGAAAGGACCACAGCATTATTTGACATGCAAAAAATAATTAATGAAACTAAACTAGATTTTGATGATGTTTTAATTAGACCTAAAAGATCTATATTACAAAGTAGATCAGAAGTTGAACTACTAAGAACTTTTAAGTTTGTACATAGTCCTAGACAGCTAAGTTGTGTTCCTATTATGATAGCCAATATGGATACTGTTGGTACTATTCAAATGGGAAAATCATTATCAGATCACGCAGCAATAACTTGCTTACATAAGCATTATGAAGATGATACATTAATTAATCTATATGTTGATGAAAAAATCAATAAAAACTTAGTATGGTATTCTACTGGTACATCTAATAAAGATATACATAAATTAGAAAAAGTATTCTCTAATATTAAAATCAATAATATTGATTTACCAAATATCTGTTTAGATGTAGCAAACGGATATACTGAACAATTTGTTAAGACTGCTAGTCATATTCGTAAGTTATTTCCTGAAATTATCATTATGGCCGGAAATGTAGTTACTCCAGAAATGGTAGAAGAATTAATTATTCATGGCAAGGTAGATGTCGTTAAGGTTGGTATAGGATCGGGCAGTGTTTGTACCACTCGTTTAAAAACGGGTGTTGGATATCCTCAGTTGAGTGCTGTGATGGAGTGTTCTGATGCTGCTCATGGTCTTGGTGGACATATATGTTCGGATGGTGGATGTAAAACTGTCGGAGATATATGTAAAGCTTTTGGTGGAAATAGCGATTTTGTTATGTTGGGTAGTATGTTTGCTGGTACAGATGAATGTGATGGAGAATGGCAATATGAATATCAGACATCATTAGGAAATTGGCAACCATTAGATCCTAACAATAATAATCCAAAAAGAAAAGTTTATCTCAAATATTATGGTATGAGTAGTATAGATGCTATGAATAAACATCATGAAGGGGTAGCTAATTATAGAACAGCAGAAGGTAAATCGGTTATAGTTCCATATAAAGGAAAAGCTACCGATACTATCTTAGATATATATGGTGGTATGCGTAGTGCTTGTACATATATTGGAGCAGCTAAAATAAAAGATTTCGGTAAAAAAACCACATTTATTCAGGTCAACAACACACATAATAGGGTCTATGAAAAATGAACAAAACTATTAATTTGCACTGTCCTGTAACTAATAGTACAGGATATGGTATATCGTCTCATAATATATTTAGGGGATTACAACAAAATGGATATAATATTCATTTGTTCCCTATAGGACAGGCTAATGTAGAGTCAGAGGAAGATAAAGTTGATATATTAAATATACTACGAGAAACTAATACTAAATGGAATAAAAATAATCCATGTTTAAAAATATGGCATCAATATGATTTATCTCATAGAATAGGTAGTGGCAGATATGGATCGTTGATATTTTTTGAATTGAATAGGTTGAATGATATAGAAAAAAATATGATTAATAATTTGGATGTTGTGTTTGTTGCTAGTAAATGGGGAAAACAGGTTTTATTAGATAACGATATCACCACAGAAATTGTTGTTAGTCCACTAGCAGTTGATACTAATATTTTCCAGAAAGTTTTAACAACAAATAAAGATAATGATAAATATGTTTTTATTAATATTGGAAAGTGGGAGTTAAGAAAAGGTCATGATTTTTTAATAGAAGCTTTTAATAGTGCATTCACCGAACAAGATAATGTTGAATTATGGATGTTAAATCATAATTTTTTCCTAACAGAAAACGAGCAAAAAATTTGGCAAAATTTATACCTCAAAAGTAAACTGGGATCCAAAATTAAAATTTTTCCCAGGCAAAAAACTCACCAAGATTTAGCCCAAATTATTAATTTAGCTGATTGTGGCATATTCCCGGCTAGAGCAGAAGGATGGAATAATGAAATTCTAGAAGTAATGGCTATGGATAAGCCTATTATAACTACTAATTATTCTGCTCATACAGAATATTGCACAAATAAAAATAGCTATTTAATAAATATCGATAGTTTATGTGATGCTAAAGACGATAAGTTTTTTAATGGATTCGGACAATGGGCATTATTGGGAGATCATCAATTAGAACAAACAGTCGAATATATGAGATTGGTGTATTCTCAGAATATTAGAAATAATTCTGAAGGATTAACAACAGCTAAATCATATTCATGGAAAAATACTGCTAAAATTATAGGAGATTCCTTATATGCCAATTCCTAGTCGCAAACAAAATGAGCAAAAAGATAAATTTGTCTCAAGATGTATGAGTAATGAGACCATGAAAAAGGAGTATCCAGACACTAAACAAAGAGTTGCTATTTGTATAGGTCAAACCAAAACTAAAGGAGATCATGACCTATTGGAAGAAGTACAATATAATTTATTGGCTAGTAACTGCTCATGGGACGATGACTGGGATGAATTTGTTGTTGAAGTAGATCTAGCTTCTGATATTAGTATATATTCAGAAGATGGTTTGGTCATAGCAGCAGAAAAGGGTGGTCGCAAAGTTACACTCAACAAACCATTTAGAACTCCTGATGGTCCGAAAAAATTTAGTGTTTATGTGAAAAATGATAAAGGTAATGTTGTGAAAGTTAACTTTGGTGATCCTAATATGAAAATTAAGAAAAATATTCCTGAACGTCGTAAAAGTTTTAGAGCAAGACACAATTGTGATAATCCAGGACCTAAATGGAAAGCACGATACTGGGCATGTAAATCATGGTAGTAAAAACAAAATTAACTGAACATCATTTATTAGAATTATATCATTATAGTCATAAATTTTTGTTAGATAATTATGAACACACACTAATTGATGAGTCTAAAATTATAGATTCTCATATTAGATATGGATCTATAAAAATTCCAGATATAATTGCTTTAAACAATATAATAGACATACAGAATATAAACTCTTATTTAGAAATAGGGTCTTATATAGGATTAAGCTTTCATGTGTTTATGCATATGTTTCAGCCAGAAGTAGGATATTCTATTGATCCAAATATAACTCATAGAATTTTTAATTATCCAAGGATTATGTTTAACAAACTCAATAAAAAATTTATAGATAATAATAAAGTAAAAATTTTAGATGGTTTTTTTAGAGGACACATTCAACCAACACCAATAAAAATATATAAATCCGAAGATTTTGACAGAAAATTTGATTGTATTTTTATAGACGGTCTTCATGACTACTATTCTGTGCAACAAGATTTTTTGGAAGCAGCAAAACTATTAAATAAAAATGGTATAATACTCTTGCATGACATCTATTCTTGGGATGGTGTTAGAAAATTATGTAGAGATTTAGATTTTCATTATGACTGGTCAATCATAAAAACACCAAAAGAACAAAGTATAGATGGATTTGCTATAGTTAGGTCTAATAAAAATATCCTTTAATTATAGGAAATTTAGAATGAAAAATAAGATTGAATTTCTTTTAAATAAATATGAGGTTATAATATGAATCGTTTTTATCAAATTCTTAATTCTATAAGTAATAGCATCTCCTCTAAATCTAAAGCAGAAAATGGAGACTTTACAAAAGTCGAGGATATAGAAAAAGAAAGTCCAGAAATGGAACTAATGGAATATAAATATGATTTCTATGAAATGAGTCTAGGCTCTATAAAATCGATTGCATTACATGCACAAGCTATCATCGATACTATTGAAAATCCTTCTGTTAAGGAAGGATTGACAGAAAGTTGGCTACAGGGTAAAATTGCTATTACGGAAGATTATATGTTAACAATTCACAATTTCCTCATGTTCGGTGAAACAGAAACCGATACTGAAGCAGCGGAAGCAGCAAAGAACCTACCTGGATTATGGGAAAATATACGAAGAAAAAAGGAAAGAGAGGGCAAAAAATATAAACCAGCTAAACCAGGAGATCCTGATAGACCAGATCCAAAACAATGGAAGAAATTAACAAAGTAATCTAAATTTTACTTAGGACTTTTTGAAAGGATATAATGAATAACACAGAATATGATGATTTGTCTGTATATCTAAATTTAGCTAAGAAAATTATTAGTAAATTTGGTAAGTCTGCGGCTAAAAACATGTTAAAAAATGATGATGCAATAGCAGATGTTGCTCATGCTATTATGGTTGCTGACTGGAAGTATGACAATGATAGAGTTGGTAAAACCACAGGTAAGAAAAAAACCAGATATTCTTATAGAAATCAGTGTGCTATTTGGTCTATTCAGACATATTTGACTAAAAGAGGAAAAAATAAAAATATGTTATCAATAGATAACTATATTAATGAAGATGATAATACATATGATAGTCTTATAGTTGACGAATCTGAATATCAACCGATAGATAATATTATTTATGATGAAAATCTAGAATTAACCAATGATTTGGTAGATATGATTTTTAGTTCTAATATTTTAAATGATCGTCAAAAAACCCAATTAAGAATGTATTATCTAGATGGTTTAACATTACAAGAAATTGGAGAACATTTTAATATAACAAGAGAAGCTGTTAGACAAACTATAAAAAATAGTATCAAAAAAATACGAGAAGTTTTAGTATGATATCCAATGTGTATGTGGTGTTTATTGGACTAACTAATGATAACAATAACTCGTATTGTTTATCTTTATCTCCTAAACAATTGGATCTTCCAGTAATAACCATACAACACATAGATCATCTTCATAATGAAATTAGATACTATATTAAACAATCCTTCGATCAATCATCTTTTAAGTTTACAGAAGAATGTGATTTTAATATAATATCTCTTCAAAATGAATTAACGATAGAATATCTTAAAACTAAAATTGAAAATTATGATAATCAATCTAATTTAGTTATTTTGTGCGGCGGTATTTTACTGAAAAATAAAACTAAAAATACCCATCATTGGCATAAATTGATATATGATGCTGATCATAGTGGTTTTACAAATAATACCAATCTTAATCTTTTAATAGACCATGTTATTAATAAAACAATTATATAACCTATTTAATATATTCAAAAGAAATAAAGAAAATGAAAAACCTAAAAAAGATCCATCTAATTTTTGTGTAATAGAATTAGCTTTGAATAGTAATTTTGATGTAGATATATTTATAGAATTTGATAATTTAGAAATAACTTCTGAGCAAAAGTATAATTTATATACATCCAAAATTGCAGAATTTCTCAATGTAGTCAACTCACAGTATGTAACATATACATTAGCCAAACTAATTATGGAAGATATTGGTGGTATAGAACAATATAAACAGTTCACTAACGATGTTATTCGTAAATGGACAATCTTGGAAAAAGAAAAAGAAAAAGAAAAAGAACAAATAGCAATTAACGATCCTATTATTAAACCAACAGAAGTTTTTTCCAAATACTATAATACCAATAAGTGATTATCATTATGGAAGAACCTATAATTATATGGCAAAAGTGGCAAGATGAATTGGTCGATGAATTAGATAATGTGGAATCAGAATTTGAAGACGCAGAAGAATCCGATGATGAACATCATCACGAAAAAATATCAAAACAACTTGTTATGATTACCCCCATGGGAATATTACCATATAATTCGGCTAATATATGTATGAAAAATTTTAATTTATGGCTAGGACATACTAATTTTTCTTTATCTTCTACTATAGCCAGTTTATTGGAATCGGTAGACGGTGTAGAAACTTTAGATATTTTCACTAGATATAGATTTAGAATAGGTGTTGGAAAAGCTTTCACTGACTCTGTAGTTATGAGAGATATTAACACCAGACTATACGACTACATATATGAACACAATACCTAATAACGATAATTACATACAAGTATTACACGATCTAAATATAGATATTCAAAATAGAGAAATATATCTTCATTCCTCTGATGCAGAAGAAGAATCTGGTGTGGATTTTAAAGTTGCCACAAAACTAGAAAAAAATATTAGATACCTCAATTTAATATCTAAAGATCCCATACTTATTCACATGCATTTGCCGGGCGGTGTTTGGGAAGATTGTCTAGGAATGTTTGATACTATAAAATATAGCGAAAGCGAAATTACTATTTTGGCCTATGCTAAGGTGGAATCAGCAAGTAGTGTTTTATTACAGGCTGCTCATAAAAGAATTCTTATGCCTAATACTCATGTTCTAATTCACTATGGATCTCTTAGTATAGATAATGAACATAAAGCAGCGATGAGTAGTTTAGAGTGGAGCGCAAAAGAAACAGATAAAATGATTGATATTTTTACGGAAAAATGTTTACATAGTCCATTAGCAGAAGAAAAAAAATGGAAAAAAATGATGATTAAAAAACACATACTATCACAGCTAGCGAATAAAAGTGATTGGATATTAAATGCTGACGAGGCTATACAATATGGATTTGCTGATGGTATACTAGGATCTAGTGAATATCCAAATATTGATAGTATCAAAAAACATAAACGAAAAAAAAATGCTACTAGAATTCGCAATACATAGTTTAGAATACAAAGATATTGATATTAAAAATACTTTAGTACAAATCAAAGACTATAACCTAGACTATATATCTATATTTTCTTATTATCTTAGATTAGCAAAAAGAGTTTTATGTGATTCTGATACCAAAATATCTTGCCCAATAGATTTCCCATTAGGAGTATCAGACACAGATACAAGAAAAAAAGAAATAGAATATGCCATAAAATGTGGTGCGTCAAAAGTGGATGTAATGATTCCTTCTTTATTGCTTAGTAATAGAAAATATGATAAATTTCGTGAAGATGTCAAAACTAATCAAGAATTGTGTTTATCAAATAATGTAGAAATTAATTATGTTCTAGAATATCGCTTATTTGATTATGTGGTATTAACTAAAATAGCTGACATATTATATCATAATGATATTAAAAAAATCTATCCTTCTAGTGGATATATGCTAGATAATATTAATGATAATATTATAGCCTGTATGTATCTAAACCAAAAAACAAATATAAAATGTATAACGACAGCTGATGTTTGGCTAAAAAATCATATTGTAGAACTAATCAATAACAAAGTATACGGAATTAGATTTAAAAATATCAACGCTCTCAAATTATTCTATGAAACAGACAAAGTTATCTGATAAAATATTTATAAGTATAGCTTCATATAGGGATCCTGAACTTATTCCTACAATTGTAGACTGTATCGAAAAAAGCGACAAGAAATCTAGATTACATTTTGGAATATGTCTTCAAGACTCTAAGGAAATACTATATAAAATCAAACATATTAAGAAAACATATAATGTTAATTTTTCTATAGATTTTCATAATTGGAGAGATAGTAATGGAACATGCTGGGCAAGATATAACGTTCAACAAAAACTATATAATGGTGAAAAATATTATTTGCAACTAGATTCTCATCATAGATTTATTCCTCAGTGGGATTCTGTTCTAATAGATTTGTTGCAAAATAAACAAAATGATGGTAGTCATAAACCTATTATAGGTGGATATTGTCCGTCGTATAGATTAGATGGTACTTGTGATGATGGGGTGATACAGATCAATTCTTATGATACATTTACTGAAGATGGAGATATTGTCTTTAGACCAATTACTATAAGACAAGCATCGTCTCTTATAAGTTCCGGGTTGATCACAGTACCAGCAAGATTTTTATCAGGTCATTTTATTTTTACATTGGGTGAGTTTTGTAAAGAATGTTTATATGACCCAAATCTTTATTTTAGGGGAGAAGAGATATCTTTAAGTGCTAGAGCATATACTCATGGATACGATTTTTATCACCCATTATTTCCTATAATATGGCATTTTTATCTTAGACCCAATGAACATAAACATTGGGATAATCACCAAAATGGTAATGGTTTTATGATTAGTGCAGAAAAAAGGGGTGTAAGGGCCAAAGAAAGAATTAGAAAATTATTAGGTATAGAACCAAATGATATTAATTTTGGTATTTATGATTTAGGAAAAACTAGATCACTACATGAATATGAGAAATACTGCGGTGTTTCTTTTAAAGATAAAGATATTCATAAGTATGCTTTTAATCCAAGAAATGATGCGCCATTTGCATATATAATGTCTGACGAGGAATGGTCAAACAATATGCTATTAAAGAAAAAGATTATGGTCAAATTTGACAAATTTTTCTTAACATACATTAATCCAGATATAGAATTTATTACCCTGTGTATAGAAGATAATGCAAATAAGTTATTATTTAGAAAAGACCTAAAGGATTATGATATTGTATCTATCATAAAAAATAATTTGATATGGCAACAAAATATTGGAATAGAAAAATTACCTCACCATGCAGTAATAATACCTTATTATAAGAGTAGTGGATATGGCAAAAGAACCACAATAGATAGTATAGACTATTATGATAGCAACTAATAAATCTTTATTCTTGTTAAGAAATCATGGACAGTATCCTAATCTTTGTATCAAAACACTATATACTGTGTTTTCACAGCATAATATCGACCCGTACTGTGCATTAATAACAGATATATCACAGAATACTATTCATAATAATACATATCAAAAATTAATTCATTTAATTAAAGATCATTTTATAGATTATATTAATCATAAAAAACTATTAATTATTGAAAATATCAATCATTTTGATATAACCAATGTTATAAAAAACTATGGTTTACTAGGATATAATTTTTATTTTCCGATAGAATGTCAAAATATCTATCTTCACAACTATAGTAAAAATATTATTGATTTTTTACAATCCAATCATTATGATGCTACAAATGTTAAATCTATTTATGGAATAGATATTAATAATAATTTTATATCTCACCCCCCACATGAAAATATTGTTTATACAAAGCAGGCTATTATTAATTCTATTAGATCTACTACAAACAACTATACTAGTCAAGAATATATGCCATATGTATATACAACTAGTAATAAGTACAATATTATTGATCAAAACTTTAACTTGGTATGGATAGAAGAACAATCAAACAACCCATTACAAAATTCATATATTTTCGTATATAAAAAAAATAATAAGGTTTTCAATATTACAAATAATATTCATGGGTTAGTCGAAGATATTACAGAAACGAAAATGGTATTAAACT